CTAAGCGTCAAGGCGCTCTTTCCGCTGTGGAAGACGCCAACAAAATGCGCGAAGAAGCTAAAGCTGAACTTGAAAAAGCCAAAGCCGAAGCTGCTGGCATGCTTTTAGAGTCAAAAAAGTTTGATGCGTCTGTAAAAGCAAAAGCCGCAGAGGTCAAAGCTAAAGAAGACAAGTTTTCTGCTGATGAAACGGCGTTTTCAAAGCTAGTTGCTGAAAAAACCAAAGAGTTTTCAGTGAAACAAGCTGGAATTGAAAAGACTTTGGAAGTTCTGTCTAAAAAAGAGCAAGAACTTGCAGCATTGTCCGAAAGCCTCGAGCAAGGCAAGAAAGAGCTTGAAGCCAGGGTAAAAGCATTTCAAGCTAAAGTCGCTTCAATCTCTGTTTAAACTTTACGAGTAGACAACTATGGCTGGCACAAAAATCTCTGAACTACCGGCAGCGAGTACGCCGCTGGCGGGCACTGAACTGCTGGCAGTTGTTCAAGGCGGCGTGACAAAACAGGTTGCGGTTGGCGGCACTATCCCCGCATCGCAAATTGTTAACACGCCTTCAGGGACGGTGGCAGCAACTACCGTTCAAGGCGCTATTAACGAGATCGTCAGTGATTTGGCGGCGTCTAGCGGCACATCGCTTGTCGGCTTCTTGCAGTCTGGCACCGGCGCCACGGCCCGCACTGCTCAAGCCAAGCTGCGCGATGTGGTGAGTGTTAAGGACTTCGGAGCCGTTGGCGACGGGGTGACCGATGACACTGCGGCGATTCAAGCGGCGTTGAATGTGGGGCAAAGCGTTTACATTCCGCCAGGAACGTACTTGTTTTCTACTCTAACTGTTTACGGCAATACGCGTTTGTTTGGGGCATCAACGCGCACTGCAATTTTGAAGCACACAGGCGCAGGCGTTGCGGTAACTTGCTCATTTACCGCCGCAGACAACCCAGATGGACGCGGTGTTTACATTGACACCGGATGGTTCATATTCCAAGACTTTGAACTGATGGTGAACGGCACCGTTGGCTTCAATGTAGGAAAGACGCGCAGCACATATACAAACTGGGAACGCGTCTACATCAGGCACCGTCAAGACGGTAGCGGGTATTTCGCTGGCTCTACAGCTATCAACTGCGACAACTCGCCGTGGGCTGCTACGTATTCAACTTACATTGAAAAACTCAACAACGTATTTATTCGAGGCTTTGAAAACGGCGTCAATCTCAACGACACGGTGAACTCTTGGGAGTTAAACCGTGTTTACATGATTGAAGTAAAAAACCAAATTGTTTTGAATGGCTCTACCGGAATAAACGTTGCTGGGTGTTATTTTGAATCTGGGATTGCGGCAGCAAAAGGCGTGGTGTTTGGCTCAAGTGGCGGCAACAATGTAACGATCACTGCATGCTCATTTGAGCTGACCAACGTAGCGGCAACGCAATATGCGTATGACTTTAGCGCTGGCGGTGCTTGGACAACAGTCACTGTCATCAACAATAAGTATTTGATTCAAGGTGACGGAAACGCTGTAAATAACAGGCGGATCACTGGCACCGCGCCGACTTCATTTGTTGAGTTAAATCGTACATACACCAGCGCGACCTATGGCGATATTCCTATGTTGTGGGCTCCTGGGGCGTCATCAACAAAGCCATTTCAACAACCAAATTACTCTAGGCTTGGGGGCATTGTTGGCGGAAATGGCCGGGTGCTGTTTGGGCGCAGCGGAACAGATGCGTCTGACGCATGGATAGAAAATGACGGGACGTATGGAGTAAATTTTGTAGCGCCAAGTAACGGTAGTGTTGTTGATTTCAATTGGAAAGCGAACGATGGAACGGTACATTTAAAGTATCAAGGTTATACAACACCTCAGTTTTCTGCTGGATCAGATAACTCTATTTCTTTAGGCACAGCGTCTAAACGTTGGACGACTGTGTATTCAGTAAACGCAAAGTTTACGCCTGTTACAGTAGCCAGTTTGCCAGCAGCCGCAACTATTGGAGCTGGAGCAAAAGCGTTTGTTAGCGATGCTAATGCAACCACATTTGCGTCAGTTGTTGCTGGTGGCGGGGCAAACAACGTGCCTGTTTATAGCGACGGGACAAATTGGCGGATTGGATAAGTTTTGTAATATAGTATTAAGCACATACTGTACTGGCCCAGTAGACCAGGGATTCTTAGGAATCAACCATGACTGAAGAAGTCGCAGTATCAGCGGAAGCGCCCGCGCCGGAGCAGGTTGAGACGGCCTTACCTGAATCTGATGTTTTATCGCCGGAAGTAGCCGAAGAATCGCAAGAACAGAAGCCTTCGAAAACCTTTTCGCAGGAAGAAGTTGATGCGTTAATCGGCAAAAGGCTTGCAAGAGAGCAGCGCAAGTGGGAAAGAGAGCAACAGCGTAAAGTTGTGGAAACGCAAACCGTAAGGGCTGCGCCACCAACTGATTTGCCTCCTGCTGAACAGTTTGAAAGCGCGGAAGCCTACGCGGAAGCGTTGGCGTATCGCAAGGCCGAACAATTGATTGAGCAAAGAGAGCAAGCCAGACAACAAGCGGCGTTGCTTGAAAGCTATCACGAGAAAGAGGAGCAAGCTCGGGATAAATACGAGGACTTTGAACAAGTCGCGTATAACCCAAATTTGCGAGTCACTGATGTGATGGCGCAGACGATCCAGGCTTCAGATATTGGTCCTGATTTGGCGTATTTTCTAGGCACCAATCCTAAAGAAGCGGATCGAATTTCTCGTTTGTCGCCGTATCTTCAAGCTAAGGAAATCGGAAAGATTGAGGCTAAGCTGTCCGACAATCCGCCCGCGAAGAAAACAAGCAGTGCCCCGGCTCCGATTGCACCTGTTACCGCACGTTCTTCTGGTGCACCTGCTTATGACACAACCGACCCACGCTCAACTAAAACCATGAGCGCTTCGGAGTGGATTGAAGCAGAGCGGCAACGGCAAATTCGTAAGTTTGAGGCGCAGCGCAATCGCTAACTTCTTTTTAGGAAAACATCATGAATAGTCTTCTTACTATCGACATGATCACCCGGAAAGCTCTCGAGATCCTCGAGAACAACCTGGTGCTCACGCGTAACGTTAACCGCCAATACGACGATTCGTTCGCCGTTGAAGGTGCAAAAATCGGCTCCACGCTGCGTATCCGCTTGCCGGACCGCGCTCTCGTGACCGACGGTGCCGCCCTGCAAGTTCAGGACGACAACGAACAGTTCACCACGCTTTCTGTTGCGAACCAAAAGCACATCGGCATCAACTTCACGTCTGCCGAACTCACGATGCAGTTGGATGACTTCGCTGAGCGCGTTCTGAAGCCTCGTATCAGCCAACTGGCGGCTTCTATCGACGCTGATGTGGCGAATGCTTATAAGAGCATCTTCCACAGCGTTGGCACCCCTGGCACCACGCCCAGCACGTCTCTTGTTCTGCTCCAAGCTCAACAAAAGCTGAACGAAAACGCGGCTGTGATGTCTCCCCGTTACGCCACGGTCAACCCCGCTGCTAACGCCGCGTTGGTCGAAGGCATGAAAGGTTTGTTCAACCCCACCGACACCATCAGCAAGCAGTTCAAGAACGGCATGATGGGCGTTGGCGTGTTGGGTTACGAAGAAATCAACATGTCCCAGTCGATCAAACAGCACACCACTGGTGATTGGGGTACGGGCATTGAAGTGGACGGCACGACCACCGCTCAAGGCACCTCGCAGCTCAACATCACCTTTACCGGATCGAGCAAGACCTGGAAAGTTGGTGACGTGTTCACGATGGAAGGCGTGTACATGGTCAACCCGCAGACCCGTGAGTCGACTGGTTCGTTGATGCAATTCACCGTGACTGAAGATCTGACGGCCTCGTCTTCCGGCGCTCTGAAATTTGCTCCCGCTCTGTATACCTCGTCGCATGCTCTGGCGACCGTTACCTCCTTCCCCGCCGACAATGCGGATATCACGATGCTTGGCTCTGCTGCTACGCAGTACGCTCAAAACCTCGTGTACCACAAAGACGCGATCACGTTTGCCACCGCTGACCTGCTCCTGCCGCAAGGTGTGGACATGGCCTCCCGCGCTGTTCATAACGGCATCAGCTTGCGCGTTGTTCGTCAGTACGACATCAACAACGACCGTATGCCTTGCCGTATTGACGTGCTGTATGGCTACTCCGCCATTCGCCCGCAGATGGCTTGCCGTATTTGGGGCTAACTCATTCCTCCCCCGGTTCGCCGGGGGAATCTAACGATTGAAAGGATTAAATCATGGCTCTTCCTAATGGTGCCGGTGGCTATCAAGTCGGATCTGGCAATAACAGCGAAACGATTCTTAGCTATTCAGATGCTCCTCAAACTGCAACTGATACGGCTACTTTGACCGCTGCTCAGGTTGTTAATGGCATGCTTGTTGCAACTCCAACAGCAAATGCAACCCTCACGCTTCCTACGGCCGCTTTGATTGACGCCGCTGTTCCCAACGCTCGCGTTGGCAGCACGTTTGAGTTGGCGCTGATTAACGCAGCCCCGGCGACTTATACGGCGGCTTTTGCTCTCGGTACTGGCATCTCTAATGGCGGCAATGCAATTGTGTCTCTTGCTGCTGCTACTAGCGCGCTGTTCCGTTTCCGCAAAACGGCTGAAGGCGCGTATAGCGTTTACAAAATCGCCTAATAGCTTAGGGGGCTTCGGCCCCCGTTTTTGAGAGGACTTATCATGCCTAATACAAAAGCGATTGGCGTGGCGTATAGCGATCCTGAGTTTGAAAGTGTTAGGGTTACTGGTGCGGCAAGCGTTGCGTCGGTTTCTTCAACGGGAGCAGTGACTGCATATAGCAGCACCGCTGTGCCCGCTGGAGGTACTGCTGGCGTAGGGTTCAAGCTGTCTAGCACGTCCAATCTTGGCGTGTTTTTTGGTTCTGGTGTTCCCACCTTGGCCGCTGCACAAGGTTCGCTTTATCTGCGTACTGATGGTTCTTCGACCTCGACTCGTTTGTATGTAAATACGAACGGTTCGACGACTTGGACCAACGTCACGACCGCAGCGTAATTTAGAAGGGGCTTCGGCCCCTTTTAAGCAGCTTTACGAGCATTATCAAAACATGAATATTTATCTAAAGCATCCAATCCACGGCAACAAAATTGCCACGCTTGAAATGGAAGCTGTGTTTGATGAGGAACACGGATGGGTGCGCTATAATCCTAAAGAGCCTGAAGAATCTGAAGAATCAATCGAAAGCGCTTCGGTTGTTGTGAATCAACTTCAAGCAAAGCGTAGAGGCAGGCCGCCTAAAATCGCAGCATAAAGGGGAGACAGATGGCATCTGCCGGTGATCTTATCAATGGCGCTTTGCGACTGTTGGGTGTGCTGGCTGAAGGTGAAACGCCGTCTGCCGAAACCTCCGCTGACGCTTTGAACGCTATGAATCAAATGATTGATTCGTGGAATACTGAACGTTTATCTATATTCAGCACGCAAGACCAGGTGTTCAATTGGGCGCCTAGCACAATCAGCCGAACGCTAGGCCCTACTGGTGATTTTGTGGGCAACAGGTTCATTTTGCTGGACGACGCAACCTATTTCCGCGATCCCAGCACAAACGTTAGCTTCGGAATACATATCATCAACCAACAGCAGTACGACGGCATCGCGGTTAAAACCGTGACCTCGACGTACCCGCAGGTGTTGTGGATCAATATGACGTATCCAAATGTTGAAATGTACATTTATCCAGTGCCCACAAGAACACTGGAGTGGCATTTCATCTCGGTTGAGGAGCTAACCCAGCCCGCAACCCTTGCCACTGACATTGCGCTGCCTCCTGGCTATCTGCGCGCGTTTCGCTACAACTTGGCGTGCGAAATGGCCCCTGAGTTTGGCGTAGAGCCTTCGCCACAAGTGCGGCGTATTGCAATGGTGTCCAAGCGCAACATTAAGCGCATCAACAATCCTGACGACATCATGAGCCTACCGTATTCGCTGGTGGCGACCCGTCAGAGATTTAACGTGTACGCTGGTAACTATTGATGAAGACCCCGATCCTTGGCTCTAGCTACGTTGCCCGCAGTGTTAACGCTGCGGATAACCGTATGGTCAATCTTTTCCCTGAGATTGTGCCCGAAGGAGGCAAGGAATCGGCGTGGCTTCAGCGTGCGCCTGGGCTTCGCTTGCTGACTACGATTGGCACAGGGCCGATTCGCGGGCTTTGGACGTTTGGCGGGTATGGCTACGTAGTAAGCGGCACAAAGCTATACAAAATTACGACTTCTTATGCCGCCACTGAAATTGGCTCTGTAAGCGGATCCGGCCCGGTGTCTATGACAGACAATGGCACGCAATTGTTTGTGGCGTGCAATGGCCCGTCTTACATCTACAACGCCAGCACAGACGTGTTTCAGCAGATTACAGACCCGGACTTTCCTGGAGCTGTGACAGTCGCATACCTTGATGGCTATTTTGTTTTTAACGAGCCAAACAGCCAGAAGGTGTGGATTACTTCGCTTTTGGAAGGCACGCAGATTGACCCGCTGGATTTTGCGAGTGCTGAAGGTGCGCCAGATGTAATGGTGTCTTTGATCGTTGACCACCGCGAAGTTTGGTTGTTTGGCACGAACTCCGTTGAAGTTTGGTATGACGCTGGCACCGCTGACTTCCCCCTCGCTCGCATTCAGGGGGCGTATAACGAAATCGGATGCGCTGCCCCATATTCTGTTGCCAAACTAGACAACGGCCTGTTTTGGCTTGGATCAGATGCCCGTGGTAACGGCATCGTCTACAGAGCAAACGGCTACACCGGGCAACGCATCAGCACGCATGCTGTTGAGTGGCAGATTCAGCAGTATGGCGACATTTCAGACGCTATTGCCTATACATACCAGCAAGACGGTCACGCCTTCTACGTTCTAACGTTCCCAACAGCTAACGCCACCTGGGTGTACGACGCTTCGACCCAAGCATGGCACGAGCGTGCGTCATTTGTTAATGATGAGTTTGTAAGACACCGTAGCAACTGCCAGATGAACTTCAACAGCGAGATCATTGTTGGAGACTACGAAAACAGCAAGCTGTACGCGTTTGATTTAAACAAATACAGCGATGACGATGCAATCCAAAAGTGGCTTAGGTCTTGGCGGGCATTGCCTACTGGGCAGAACAATCTTAAGCGCACTACTCAACATAGCTTGCAGCTTGATTGCGAATCTGGGGTTGGACTGAATGGAAACGATCCTTTTGTCTTGCTATACCCTCTTGATACTGAAGCTGGCGATGAGTTGCTAACAGAAAGCGGGACTGAGATATTGGTTTCCGTTGAGACTGTTCAAGGCGCGGATCCCCAGGTCATGCTTCGCTGGTCAGATGATGGCGGCCACAACTGGAGCAACGAACACTGGCGCAGCATGGGCAAGATAGGTCAGACAGGCCGCCGCGTGTTGTGGCGTAGGCTTGGCATGACCATGAAGCTACGTGATCGCGTATATGAAATCTCAGGCACTGACCCAGTGAAAGTTGCCATTATGGGCGCAGAGCTTATTGTGAGCGCCACGAATGCCTAGTCCTTACAACATCAG